ATCTGCTCCATGAACGGGTCAAACTCACCTTCTCCTTCGGTACCGCTAGCGTTCGGTTTGTTTAAAACCTCAACCGCAGGGACAAAACCAAGGGTATTAGGGCGTTTCTTGGCAGGACTTAAGATCGCGCCGGGCTCGAGATCGAAACTGAGTTCAGTGTCGGTCTCAACTTCAGTGATCTCCTCAGCAGTAATAGAAAGGCGGACGTAGCGCTTGTTCTGTCCGTAGCTATTACTAGGTAAACCTAAGTTTGCGTTCTTTACCTTATAGCTATAGATGATGATTACTTCTTCAACTTCACCGTTTAGGTCGTGGTAGACGCGATACTGGTTTTTATTGAAGAAATAAATCTGGTACTTGAGTTTCGGGTCAGGGCGAAAGTAAAAAAGCCCACAGCCGTCGATCAGGAAGTTGCGGATAATCGAAGGGAATCGAATATCCAGCCGGTTCAGCTTGATTACATCCTCTAGGAAACGCGTACGGCTCCTATAGGTGTCTTGCTCACAGTAGAAAGTGAGACCCTTCTTCATCATGAGAAGGGTCATCTGCTGTAAGTGGCTCAGCACAACCATCGTTGCCGATTGGTTGCTCCGATCCTGAGTGCGCGAAGCTTCCAGAATCTCGTTGAACCTTGTTCTGCTTTCAGTCGAGGCGGAAGGCATTCACTGCTGCGGGCTAAAAACCCGAAATAAGATTACTTAGAAGACTTCATCTCTTTGTGCTTACGGGCTTTATCCCGAGCACGGGTGCGCTTTTCAGAGTCGCCGCGAAGTTCCTCACCGCTAGGAGCTTTGGTTTCTTCCTGCTTTTCTTTAAAACGCGCTAAGACTTCAGCGGGCATTTTATCGGACATCGGGCAACAGATAATTCCTTACTCTTTCCAGTTTAACCAGTTCTTTCGGGAGATTTTCAACGGGATACGAAGTCAGCAAATGATCCTCCCGACCAAGCATGTCGGTATTGCCTTCTTCAGGCTCAAACTCATCACACAACTTCTGTACCTCAGGACGATCCCAGATGTAATACTCGGCAATCGACCTGAGCTTCAGCTTGCGCTTATCGGAGTCGCCCATCCAAGAGAAGTGCCAGCCCGCGTCGCGATCACCGAAATAACGGTTTGCTTGCGTGGCGCGCATAGAGGACAAAGTCCCAAAATCTTTTAGTTGCCCCACGGTGCTGACGACTCCACATCGCCAGTCAAAAAGCTCGCCTTCAGGCGAAACGAGCTGACGATCCGCACGACCATAGTGCATAGACATGCTTAATCGGACAACATTTTCCTTCTCTTCCTCAACGACCCTTAGGAGCTCCTGAAACTTATCTGGGTTAGCGATCTCGTCGCAGTCCGAACAGATAAAAACTGTGTCGTCAGGCATCATGTGTAGCCCGACTCCCAGAGCGTCGCGTTGACCACGCTCACGAATCCAAGGGTCAGGAGCTTCCTCGGCAGAAGGCAGCTCCACATGCAGAACCTGAATCTTCTCTTCGGGGAGACCAAGCTCTCTAATGGTCTCTAAGCACGTGAATTCTTTCTCCTCACCTCTATGCGTACGGTTAGCGTCCGTAATCAGAAAACCATCTACAGAGTCCTCAAGCGTACGAATCCGCAGTTCGAGGATCTCTCGCTCATTGAAGTAGGGGAAGCAATCTATGAGCACGCGAACCAGAAAACTCTGGCAGCATACTAACTCAGTTTTTAGAGTTTAAGTACTGGCTCACCCGGCGCTTAGCTCGCGCCAAAATATTCCCACTGTTGTCACCCATATCGTCAGGAGTACCGTTGGGTACACCGTCAGAATACTCAGTAGGAGGAATTGGCGCTTGAGGCGTCGGTTCGCCGATAAGGCTTGCCGCCTCCTCCTCTTGTGTATCCGCAAAAGCCTCATCTGAAAAGAGGTCTGATCGACGTTGCTGCTCAGATGCAGCAATCTGTTTGCGATACGCCTCCGAGAAATCAGTGGCGGCATTTAAATAAGGGTTCATCAGAAGAGAACGTTCGCTGAGGTGATCGTCCCACCACTAATCGCAGTGCAGGCCAGATTAACCAAGGACGGCGCCGTGGCCGTAAACTGCAAATACTGTCCCGGACTATCAGAAAGCTCTAGATAGACAGTGCTACTAGAGGAAGCATTCAGGTAAAGCCCTCGACAAGTGGGGAACCTAGCCTCGCCATCAGAAGGCTGCCAGGAAAGTCCGCTTCCGTAAGGGAGCACCGAAGTCTGCCCAAAGACAGAACCAAAAGCGCGAATATCCATAGTAAAAGAGCTCCAAACTAAGTTTAACTCTCCTCCTCAGAAATTTCGATTAATTTCTGCAGATACCACGCGCATTTCTTTAGGTCTTCGACACCATTTTTAAATTCAGTGCGCCAAAGGTATTTCAGGCAGGCTCCCCGACAGTAAGAGCGTAAGCCCTCCTTACCAAAGGCAGACTCAAGCGCATCAATACACTCAATGGAACCCTGCGTGTAGTGTGCAGGATGATCTACAGGATCACTAAACAACATAGGTTTGCTGGGTGAGAGGTCGTCGATCTCATTAAACAGGAATCTATCTTCCTCGAAGAGCATCAGGTAACAAAAATCTCAGAGATGTCTAGCAGATTGTCTGTTTTCGTGCTGAGCTCTTCGCTGTACTTCGTATCGAGATGCTCCAGGAGTCCGCAAGGAGCGATCTGCACAGTGCCGTTCGAGCTTACGAGCGGAACCACCCTGCGATGTTCCTGTCCCGAACGAAGGTTTTCAAAAATTGTCCCCATCGAGCTTCGATCGGCAATTGGCCAGCATCTGTGCTTAGTTAACTCGTAGCTCTCCAATGGATCAAAACTCTTTGAATTGACGTAGTCTTCTGCCATCTGCTGATCCAGAATCATCAGCCCGGCATAAGGATTACCTAAAGAGGCAAAACCTATAAATTCCGAAGACGGAGTTAAGTAAGTCTCGACTGTGTAAGGTCGATCACCCCAAACCGAAGGAGTCGGATTATTTAAGTTCCACCTACGGTAGTTATCAAACGGGACGTACTTTTCGTTAAACGACTCGAAACGGCAGAAACCTGGCTCGAGGTTTAAAGGTTTTAAGCGATCCTTCCAACTAAACCAATAGAAGAAATTCTCACTCGTCAGGAGCATGTCGTTCTCGCTATAGAGGTAGAAGTCATACGCCCTCGCTTCCACGGCTAACTTCAAGAGCTCCTTATGACTCCAAGTGAGCGAGAATCCTTTGTATTCCTCGGGAGCAATAACAACGTCAATAACTAATCTCTTTACATTACTAAGTATTAAGTTAAGTAAAGTGTCTTTGTCCTCTCTGTGCTCATAGTCAATAAATATAAACACCTCTTTAGTTCCAGGCAGCTCCTCGTAGCCGCGAAGAACCTCGAGCAGGGGGTCAAACCGAGCCAGAGGGTTGTGCGCCGTGATGGCGATAAAATACTTGGAGGAGTATAGAGAAGCGTTAGAACAAGTCATTATTAATACTCCATTTCGAAGTTACCTCGCCGCTGTAGGTAGGTAACCACCCAGGTGTAAGCATCGAGAAGGTCGTCGTGAGAGGTTGCGCCAATATTGATCAGTTGATCAAAAAGAGCATCGAACTTTCGGAACCGGTTAAAGACCACCTTTTTATTCTCTAACAACCCGAGAGTACCTCTGAATCGAGCGATCTTGTCGCCACGGAAACCTTTCGCCTCGTGGATGTGGATGTTGCCAAGACCCCGCTCACTGAGGAGGATGCGTCTAAGGTCAGCAGCGAGTGAAGCCTGGTAAGCAACCGACTCAACGACCAAAGTACATGTGGAGTAAGTGGGGAAGTACTCGCCCTCACTGTTCTCCTGAAGAATGCCCCACTCCACAAGCATCTTGCAGAGAAGATCTATCTTCTCCAAGTTGCCAATCGAACGAACTTGATGCGCATCAATAACGTAGTACTTGTCCTTCAACCTCCCAGCAAGCACAAACGCTGTGTAGTCTGAGGTTTCGTTTTTACTCGCGGAGAGGTCGATACCAACAGCGAGGCTATCGAATTCAGTTACGACGTCACCCTTAATCAAAAGATCTGGAGAGAGGACCAGATCAGATGTCATCACAGGTTGCTGCTGGTACTGGAAGGCAAAAGCAACTGGATCTAGCTCTTTCTGTCCTTGTAAATAGTCAACACTCCACTGCTCAGGCCAATAGCTTTCTGGTTCTCCCTTATCGTCATAAGTCAAAGCTTCTTGAGTGACCTGCTTCCAGCCTTTCTGCGGAACAAACATCGTCTTGTGGATGTCGAGCGGATGGAATCGAGTACCCAAGCAAATAGCTCGCCCGCCCTCAAAAATAATCGGAGCAATAACTGAGCTCCAGTTGTTGTTCATTTCCTCCCTAATAGTCGGGTTTTTGATGTCCGTACTTGATTTAATAGGGTCATCGACGATAACGAGGTGCGCACGTTTTGAGGTGATAGAACCCCTAAGACCAGCAGCACGGAGAGTAAATTCCTCGTCGCCCACACGGCTGATGCCCGCATAGTCGAAATCGATACTCCAGCCGATATCCGACTGCATGCCTGAACGCAACTGAACCTTCGGGAAGATCTTCTTGTACGTGGAGGAGTCAATAATCTGCTTAATGATTCGACTTTTCGGGATGGCAGTAGCGATGTTGTACGAGCAGTAGATGATCTGAAGGGGGAGACCTGCGGTCGTATGGCGCCCGATAATCCAGGCGGTAAACATGTTGAGAACCGTGGATTTGGCGCTACCCCGAGGAGCGAGGATATCCAGGTTGGGGCCAGCAATATCTATAAGGTATCGATTGCTCTCCCCGGTCACTAAATGTTGATGCCACTCCAGCATATGCTTTGCTGGGGCTTTATCCATAACAGTACAGAAGGTAGAGAAGTCATCTGCTGCCCTGGTAAATATAGAACTTAACTCCGGTGCCTCAGAGTCTACAGCTTTTGCTGCACGCAGCTTAAGAGCACGTCGATAAGCAAATGACTCTCTACTCGGCATGTCCTTTTAAAAGATGTCTGTATACTAATAGCCAGATTCTACCTTTAAATGGCAAAGATTCTCTGGTACGGAGACATTCTTTCGAACACAGGGTTCGCTAGAGTCACACATAGTATTCTTGAGCACCTAGCAAAAGATAATGAAGTAGTCGCGTTTGGTATCAACTACGCTGGAGATCCTCATAGCCTCCCATTTAAGGTCTACCCCGCTACAGCTAGTAACCCGTCTGATCGCTTTGGTATAGGTCGATTGCCACAGGTTGTCGAAGCCGAAAAGCCAGACTTCATAATCTGCCTGAACGACATCTGGGTGGTAAACCAAGTCTGGGAAAGAATCCACCTCCTCCAGTCCTCGCTTGGATTTAAATTCATCGCCTACTTCCCGATCGATTCGGAGTGGTACATCGAGAGTCACCTTCGCTATGTGAAGGACTGGGATTTCGCGATCACCTTCACGATCGAACAGGCTCAAAGACTCATGAAGCACGGCATCACTCCTAAGTTGATGGGCGTGGTGCCTCATGGCATCGATACCTCTAAGTTCTTCGCCATGGAGCGCGATGAGGCTCGCAGGCAACTGAAGCTCCCGTTAGATAAGTTCATCGTTCTCAAC